ACCCTGGTCGGCGGCGAGCCTTAATGCACAGATCGCGCACACGCGCCCGTTGGAGTCCGTGTATACGCCCACCGCGCCCCCTCGCTCCTTGTAGATCGCAAGCGCGTCCCGCAGCACCTTCTCGACCGGCCCCATTATTTCTTCTCCTTAGAGAGTGAGAGAATAAAGAGAGCCATTAGGATGGCCGTTACCCACACAAGCAGTGGCAGGAAGACGGCCGCCCACGTCCAATCCAACACTCCGCAGAGCTTCAAAATGATCAGTGCCAACTGGAGGTTGGATAGGAACTGTGTTGCACAGCCAACTTTGGCACGTTGGGCTGACGTTGGTGTAGTGTCACTCATTGTTAGCTCCTGTCACACGCCCCCGTCTGGAAGTGTGGACAGACACGCCCCCAGGAGAAGCAGTAGTTTCGGTTTTTGTAATCCTCGCCCATGGCGTCACGAAGGCGCTGGGCTAGCTGCAAATGCTGACGCACGGCTTCCTGTTGTGCAGGTGTGGGCGGCGGCACGAACACAGAGAAGAATGAGCTGTCGGTGAGTCGCTTGTGTCGCACCACGCCATTTACGATCATTCCAAGGGCGGGGGTGTCGGCATGGAGTGTGTTCCAGCACATTTGGTATGCGTGGAATTGCAGAGAGTTCTGATACTCAATTTCAAGGTTGCGTCGTCGCGCACCCATGGTCTTGGTGTCCATGAGGTAGACGCCACCCTTGGGGAGCCCTAGGTTCCTCTTGGAGAAATCGTTCAGCGCCGGAAGATTCTCCACACCAACTTCGACAACCATATCAATGCGTCCAGTGAACGGGCGCACCCCCACAGGGCTATAATTGTCAGACTCAAGGAAAGCGAAGTCAACTTCGCAACCGACCACCTTGCCAAATTCCTCACGAGGAAAACGCTCGCGATAGCCAGCAAAGAGCCGCAGAGCCTCACCAACAGCAGGGTTGGTCGAATCGAACGCCACAGTGTCAAAGGTGCCTCCGTAGTAGTGCTCAAGGATCTTGTGGAAGGCTGCGCCGATATCCACGGCTGCCGCCTCGTCGTCTTCCGTGACGATTTGGAGGGCCTTGAGCGCGTCCTCACATTCCTTGTCTAGTTTCCGTTGGTGTGGACAGCCAGACTGGAACTGATTCCAATAGCTGAGGCCGCTAGGGCTTGCGCCGCCAGACCCAGTAGGGAAAATTTGAATGACTGGTTTACTCACTTAGGTTTCGTCCTTTCATAAATTTTGGGTGGGAAGGGGAAGTATTCGCTCTTGGCGAACGCTTGTATCATCTTCACCCTGGCCCTTGGGTAATGGCTGCCTTTAGCGCGCCACTTCTCCAACACCCGGCGCAGGAGATTCTGACATTTCCGACACCGGGACTGCCGCCCGTCGCTGTTTCGCGGGTCTCTAGGGAAAACCTCGGCGGGTAGTGTCTGTTCACAAAGCGTGCAAACACGGGAGCCCGTTTGCAGACGCGCGGTTCGGACCTTACGAGAAACCCAGGGCACTAGTTTTCAGCTTCCTCGTAGGAGATTAGTGCAAGCATGTCGGAGATTTCCGACTCCGATAGACCTTTCTCTTTGAGTTGCGAGAGGGTTTCTGTGAGAGCGGCCTCTTCAGTTCCTGCGGAGAGAAGATCAGAGAGCACAGTGGCCTTCCGATATAGCATATTAGCCATGTCGTCGCCTGACTCATCAGCGAGAATGAATACATCGTGGCCTCTCTGAGAAGATGCGCGGTGGCCGCGCCCCAAGTTTTGCAAGACTTCTGTGATGTTGTTGGAGAGTTCGACGTAGACTGAGGCGGTTTGGAACGTGAGGTCGATCGCGACCGAGGTAGACGATATCGTAGCGACCGTGACACTTTTCTCTTGGGAGCGGGCAGTGGCGAGAGTATGCGCCCGCTGCTCGGGAGTTTGCGAGCCATCTATTACGTGAACCGGGAAGTCAACAAGTTTAGTGAGAGCTTTGGCTAGGTCTTTGGCGCTTTGTCTGAGGTAACAGGCGACTCGCACGTGATCGTGGCCTTCCCGCAGGAGAGACACAGCTTTCTCACACCCATTACCAAACCTGTCTCCGTCGAAAGGAAGCAGGTTTGGATTGAAAGGTGGGAGCAGGTGGGCAACGTCACGTTTCGTGAGGCGAACAGCGCACCCAAGGAGGCGAACACGAAGTTCCTCCTTGTTAGCCTCATTGAGTCCTTTGTATTTGTAGCCACGGAAATTCTCCTTGGAGTCAAAGACAGCCTCCGGATTCATGTAATGAAACTTGAAGCTCCCGGGCGTCCCGAATCTATCTGGCCATAGCCAATCCAAGACTGTATGCAGCGACGCCAGGTCACTTGGATTCATCAGCGGCGTGCCCGTAAGTGCCAGCCGCTTGGCATTCGGCCACCGCTCCCGCGCCGTAAACGCAGCTTTGCTCCACTGGGAGCGTGGGTTTGAAATGTAGTGGGCCTCGTCTAGAATGATTATTTGGGGGTTGAAGGCGGGAGGAACGGCGTCACTTCCGGGATTGCTGGGATCTCCCAGCGCATCGAGCAAATTACGCAACACGCCGTAAGATACGACAACCCCATGCCCCCCTGTCCCAAGGGTTTCTGCTTCACTCCCGCGATTCTCACCTGCGAGTGATACCCACCGGGACAAGTAGCCGGGGCCGTCGCCTTTCCCGTGTCGGATGGCGTAAGGCTCGATGACATACTCACGTCCTCGGTGGATTTCACGTTTGTATCGGTCGGGCCACCAGCGGGCGAAACCGTTGTCTTTGTATTGGGGACCATTTCCATGCGGCCAAACCTCCCGTGCCATTGCAGGGCACACAATTAGAATGTCGAATTGGGGAACAGGCGGGTTGCCGCCGCCAATCTCGTAGCCCGCCCACCTGAGTTGATTCTGCAACTGCCGCGCTAGCTCAATGGCTACGGGAGTTTTCCCGAGACCCATGGCGTAGGCCACAAGGGCCGCGCCTGTGTGGTGGAGCCGCGCTAGCGTCGTTTCAATGTCCGGCTTCTGGAAGGGTTCAAACTTCCCGAGAGCATTGAATAGGGTTACGTGTGGCGGTAGCCCAGGAATTTCAGCTTGGGTTGTAACTTCAAAACCATGCCGGTGCGCTAGCGTGGTAACTGCTGGGCGTAGCTCGATCGGGACCAACCAGGATTTCACGTCCCACTCACTGACGTGGAATGTGACGCCTGGGATTTGCTTGATATCCTTAACCAAGGCTCTGGCCCCCGGGGCGGCAATATCAAACCGCGCGTGAAGGAAGTGGGGGCTCACCCGTGAGGATGTAAAAATGAATTTACTCATACCTTGGTGTGTTTGAATGCCGGGTCGGCTGGGGTGGAGAAGATTTCTTCAAGTTCTTTATCAAGCTGCTTCTCTTTCTTGAACTCCACCCAAGCACAATCCGACTTGTGATTTATGCCCCAAATGCCGGGGAACATCGGGCAGACACACTCAGGTTCCATGTGGTCTTGTCCGTGCAAGCAAGGGAACTGCTCCCCAAAACCTGCTTTGGCTCCACAGATTTTGCAGATCCAATTCATGGGGTTTCGTTAACACCCTGCCATTCACGCCAGATTGAGCCACACCCGCCCTCTTCCGGCGGACACTCAAAACTCCCGGACGGGAAGACGGGTTTCTGAACGGTGGGGTCTTTGCGTGTCTCTGGGCAGCAGATCGGCTTTTCGGTAGGTGGAATGATTTCCAAGTCAGCATCAACTGGATTTCTAGGGTGTTTACGAATCCACACAACCCCGAGAAGTTTGGATTTCACTTCTTCCTCCGAAGGGTAGCTACAAGAACTCCAACCGCGCACCCTAGAAGCACAAGCCCAAATCCTGGCAGCGCCCCCTTGTGGAAAAAGCTCGTCTCTATGGGGTGAAGCTTCGCGTTATGCTCAAGGATCCACCCAGCGAGCCGCTCGGGCGTAGCTTCCTTAGTGAGCATGAGTCGTCCGTTGGATGAAATCACGAGTGGGACCGTCTCAGTGTGAGAAACAGGAACTTCGATGTTAGCCATTGTCAATCTCCCAGTTATCTAGAGCCCGCTCCCACACCTCAAACACAGGGATGAGTGCCTCGTATTCATGTTGAGTTAGCTCGGAGTAGGTTATCGTGTCTGGAACGTTTTCTTCATATTGGAGTGAGGAGAGTTTAGACTGTGCTCCAAAGCGGTTGAATACACTCACTTTTAGAGTTCCGTCCAAGAGGGTCTCTGGGCGGGAGGCTGGGCGGGAGAAATATTCCGCGTCGTATTGAGACCAGAGTGGGTGGCAGCCGTCAGAATTCAGCGGTAGCTTGAAAATCAACATTCCCTTACACATCATTCCTCCAAAACCTTGGTCATGTGTAGACGAATAGGTGAGATAATTCCCCTCTCGGGGATTTCCCACCGCACCTTGAATTGCTGCTCCTCACGTTCGCGGTAACGAGCCACCAAGTCAATCCAACCGGAGCCTTTTGCGGCCCACCGTCGGAACCCAAAGTGGGCGTCGTAGGCATCTAGTTGTGAGGAGTGGCCGCGCAAGTCTAGGTCGATATCCTTAAGCTCGGTGTTTCGCTGCGAGTCCTTACTTGTGTGCATGACTGCAATTACTGTGCAGCCCTTTTCTCGGACAGCAAACAACCCGTCGATCATGGCAAGCATGTTCTCTGGGTCATTCTCTTTTCCATTGTGCATGTAGGTGATAGCATCAAACACCGTAATGTCTGGCTTCACCCGGTCCACCAAGGCTAACACCTTTTTCATGCTTTCGGGCTGGTGAAACTTGATGGCTGGCCGATGCACAAAATGGAAATTGTGTTGTAGCCTGGATTCCGGCGGGATTTTCTCCTCTAGGAGTCTGTAGTCGTCATGGCCCAAGGAGTTTGTGTAAAACTCCAGTGCTTCGGCGGGCCAGGCTCCAAGCCCCATCCCGATCTTTCCTAAACGCTCTTTGTTCCCAACTGCCGTCCCCTCCTGTTGGAAAGAGAGGACACGACACGCTTTCGTGGGGGACAACGTAACTCGCTGTCCCGTGAGAAGCGTAGGCGTTGCGTTTGGGCCGCGCCCCTGGGGTTTCCCCTGCGCGCCGCAATCATACGGCACTCCACTAGCCGCAACCATTGTTAGGAATTTCTGGGCGAACGTTTTGAAACCCCGCTTTCGCGGGCCCGAGAAATAGACTATGGCGTTGGCCGGGATTAGATCACGAAGTAGGTAGCTCGGGGAGACAGTCTCCTTGTTAACGAATGAGAGGAGATTAGTGGATTGAGGAGGATTCGTTGGTGTCGGCGTCGGGGTTGCTGGTGTTATCGGCGGCGTCGGCGTCACTCTCAACTTCCTCCACTTCAAATTTGGAACCGCGCGGTAGCTTCGGTAGTCCCCGGTAAATCTCGGCCGGTCGGTCGCAGGATTCACATTGAACAGCCGGGGACTTTGTATATGGCGGAAGCTGCTGGTAACAGGATCTCCACCCCGAAGAACGCAGGCAAGGTTCACACAGAACCTTTGCTTCGCCGGGGGACTTCATGATCTTTCGAGGCTTCTTATCTTTGGGCGGGGGCGGGGCGGTCAAGGAGATTCTCCTTTGGGGAAAAGCTGACGCATGTTTTTCTTTCGTTCATAGGGTAACGTATGTTACCATACATTAAGAGGCCTCGGCGTAAATCAAGTCTACCACATCCCGGGGGCCCAACACCATGACGACATTCTGGAAGTGCCCAAAGTGTGACATGATTTTCTGTATGCGCGAAGAATTCCGTGTTGACGACCACGTTATCTGCCGATGTTGTGGTGGAGAGTGGCTTGTTACGCGGAGCGGGGACGAGATCGAATTGCCCATCCCCGCTCCCCCGGCCCCCGCGCATCAGCGACTCGTGTTTTCGGGCTCGTAGCCGCAGGCGTCGAGGAATTTCACCCGGTTAAACCGGGTATTAGTCGTCGCCAGGGCCTCCGCAAAATCAAGCACCAACGCGCGCCAAAGCTCTCGCTTGACGCGCTCTCTTTTTCCTGGCTTACGCCACACTAGAGTGTCGGCAATCTGTTGGAAGTGTTTCTTATTCACGGTGTCATGTCCTTTTTGGCTGCTTCAGCATTGACGAGAAGGCAGGTGATGCTGGATGTTGCCAAATCATCAAGTTCATCCCAGGAAGTCCAGCAAGAGATTGAAAAGTCACCTCCGCAACAGGTGCAAGTTACGTTGTTAGGGTCACGATCAAATCTCTTTTTGAACCACTCAACAGCTTCGTCTTCGGGCAACTCAACCCAAATGACAGCCCACTTGGTTTTCGGCAAGCCGCCCGAGTGTAGATCGTAAAAACGCGTCCACATTTTGTTATTTGGCTCCTTGGTTTTCCAGGTAGGAGGCTCGGAGTGTCTCCAGCATCGAGAGTGTCATATCAATACCCTCAAAGATTTCGTCTCGATGGGCAAACCACAAATCCTGGTTTCTCTCAAAGAGAGCACATTCATGAGGGACCATGTAGTTATCACCCGGTAGGTTGGCTTCAAAGCGTTCTTGGCCCCACAGGTGAGTAAAGGGGTCGCTTGCTATGGTGATAACAAACGCCAACCACCCGTTTACCGAAAAAGCCAAGTTGTGGTTGTATGGGATTTTTCTCATGTTTACCTCTTTGGTGCGTAGCCCGGAGTTGAACCGAGTCCCCTTTCGGGATAGCCGATTACGCATTGACAGTCTTTCGAGCTTTCTGCGCGCGAAATCTCGGGGCGCTGTCACTCCCCTTTGGGCGTTTCGTGCCCAAGACGGCAGGTGAATTTCAGGTCACCCGATACCCTACACTCACGGGGCCCTACATCCTGTTTCGTTGTTTACCCTCGCGAACCCAGGCAAAGCGAGGAGCTTTTACTTCTTACGAGGGACCGCGAACGGCGGAGGATTCCAGAGGTGCCGCGCCGAAACCGCCGCCACGATTTCGTCGTAACGCTTACGGTTCTTAGAGCGCGCGGCCTCGGCGGCGGCGGCGTATCCCTCCGAAAGCTCCTTCTTAGCCTGCTCATGAGCACGGTCGAAGTCGCGAACGAAGGTTTCGTAGGGAATCGAGGGGCGGTAAGTTGCCATTAATCCTCCACCGGGTTAGAAAACACGGGCTCCAAGGTCGTATTGTTCTCGGGCGTCAAATCGGTAGACATTTTGTGCCTCCTCCATTGAGTTATTACGGAGTTTGAGTTGTAGCTCAAAGAGTCGCCGCGATTCTTCGAGTGCTTCGTCACAGGTGCGTAGGTGTCCAATATATTCTAGGAGGAGCGCATTCTCTTCCTCTAGAGTTTCGAGCTTTTCCACACAGCTAAGAGCCCAGTATGCGGTGCCCACGGCTAGCGCCAGGCTGAGGATAGCTGTAAATGCCAAAGTTTTCATGTATTCCTCAGAAGCTCAATGAGTTTTGGGTTAACCAAATCCCAGAAAGACTGGCGGTGAAAGATATAGCCTTGGAGACAATGGACGCGCATGTTATCGAAATCGTCCCACGCGGTAAACCCAGCCCATTGTAGAAGATTCAATCCGATATCCCACGCGCGAGTCTCAATATCCATGAGGGACATTGGCGTAATGCCGTGGTAGACACCGGAGATTTGACTTGGCGTGGCAGCGATCTCAAACCTCTCCACTTTTAGGTAGGCGCCCAAGTCCAAGTAAGCCCAAGGACGTTCCATGTAATCCATGGCGTGGCCTAACTCATGCGCGAGGACGATGTTTGTGTAAATCTCGGGCTTTTCTGAGTGTTGTTTTGTGGGAAGCTCGATACCGCTCCAACCAGACTGTTTTCCCGCCACACCCCCGGAGGCGGGCCACAAAACTGCAAACGCCCCGTATTTCCAGTCGGGGTTACGACCGCGACTATCAAAACGGACTTCCACGTTATGGGCGCGTGCGTAGTCTAGCAAACGTTGGTGGGTCTCGTCCAATTTCACTTGATTTACTTTCGGAAGGGGTTGACCAGACGATGGAAGTTTTCCACGGAGATTTCGACAAGAGCTTTAGTTCTGTCGTAATTGTAGAAGACTTTAATTGCGTCGCCGAATGCCTCTTGGAGCGGCGCGGAGATAGCCTCCAGTTTAATCTGGTCTTCTAGCTCTCGGGCTTCTCTAGCTGCTATTGCCTCCAAGTTAGCTTTCTCAGCGACTTCGTAGGACTCCCAAGAGGATCTAATTCCGCTCGCTGAGCGTTGGACTTTCCTCCCACCCTCTAACCGGAAAATTCCAGCCTCAGGGTTGGAGTTTGGAACCAAACGAATAAAGGTTCCTTTTACAACTCGGTAGGAAAAGCGTCCATACCCTCGGACACGCTCGGAAATGGCGTAGTCTTTTCCAGATTCACAGTCGCTTGGGCTGAACCACATATTTCCTCCAAAGAGAAAGAGAAAAAGAGGATTGAGACCGCGTCCCCCCGCAGCCACTAGTGTTGATGCGCGCTGTTTTGTGGGGGGACGCGGTTTCAAAGGCACCTCAATATTAGGGTGTGTATAGCTCGACGAGGCGAGCAGAGTCAGACCAGAATTACGTGTTGGTAGACGCTTTACGTTGAAGATCCCCAACCTTCATTTTTGGCTTTTCGCGTTCACTCGCTACTCTCCACGGTTTAACGCCCCTTTACTAGCGGGATTGCTAGGACAGCTAAGAAATTAAACTACCAGAGTCTATAGAGTTTTCTTTGGCACGTGGGCCGCAGCCACTCTAATAAACACACGTCACCGACATGTTTTGACTTGAGGTCTTTTAATTTCTTACCTAGCTAGACGTTTTTCGCGGTTGCCCGAATATTTCCGTCGAAATACTGGGACGCTAGGGAGTTGGGTCGCACCTAGATTGCTAGACTCTTTACACTACCCTGGCCGATACGTGGGGTTTGAAGCCACGTATCGAAGTGTTACGGTATGTTATGGTTACGGGGTTTTCGCAGCATTTTGAGTTTCCCGCGGAGCCACGTAAGCATGTCCTCAGCTTGGGCGACTTCCCTACTGTCGTAGTCGCCATAATAACGGTAAATCCGTTCCCATTCCACGATACGCTCGATGAGAAATTTTTGAGCGGCGCGGTTCTCTTTGCGCGTCATTTTAGAATCCAAAGCGCGCCGCAAGTTTTACAGTCTCGGGCTGTGTAGTAGGTGCCGCTACTGTCGACCGTCTTGTAGGAAGTATGAAATCCCCAGTTGGGGTCTGGACAAGGCATGTCCGTATTCGGCCTTTTGTGTGGGATAGCTGAACACCTATTGGACACACACACGTTCCCTTTAACCTTGCCCGTCCCCTTCCACACGCCCGTCCCATTACACACATTACAGTTTGGGTCGGGTTTAGCTTCCGGCAGCTCTTCCGCCGGTGTGGTTACATCCTGAGGAACGCCGCTTTTCGCGGCACCGCGTAGCATGGCGTCAATCAAGGAAACCGTGCTACGCGGCCCGAGCGCGTGTTCCAGGAACGCTGCGCTTTCGCGGTAAGTCTCTCCGACAAACTCACACGCTTTTTCCATGAGAAAGCGCGCGGTAATTCCGTGGCGCGCCGCGAGCGGGTGTCTCTTTTTCCAGCCCTCAGCATGGATCCGGAACGTGAAAAGCTCCCGCTCACGCGCGAGGTCTTTTTTCAGATTTTCCCCGGCAAACTCCCCGAGAAGAACAATGCTCCGAGTCTTTTTCTCACACTTCTCGCACATTTCCACCTCCGATGCTTTTCGGGGAGTTTGGTGTGACCTAGTCCAGATTTTGATAATTCAATGCATAAACCAAAAGGTGGAGGGGTGCATTTCCCCAGGGCCGTGGCCCCGGTTTATAGCCTTACCTTTTAATTTCGAGTGCCTCTTGGCCTATGCATTCAATCATCAAGTAGTGGAGATAGCAGGGATCGAACCTGCGCGTGGACGCTCGCCACAAAGTTACCCGGAGAGATGCGGCCGCCCTCCGCTTTTGCTCTAGCCGTGTTTGAGCAGTTATCCCCAAAGGAATGATGCCCGTTTGTTTTAGAATTAACGGAGCCGAAAAATTCCCGCTCGGAGTTACGTGCTAGGCATTTTGGCGGCCGTCACCCAGCTACGGAGAGTTTTCGATTTTGGTCGTGTTTTTCTCTCAACACGCTAGTTTTTTGCCAAGGGATTAGCAACCTTGCCACGATCTGTAGACGGGAGTTATCTCGTGGTTTGACTGCGCGGCATCACGCTTTGGTTTTTCAAAGCGACTATCCGGCCCGCCCGTTGGCCGACGCTAGGGGTTTGAAGCCTAGCGCCGAATTGCTACAGCGTGAAACCCGACACTACCAAGAACACCAGAATGAGTGCAAACAACGCACCCTCTAGTGCGTCCCCAGCGGAAAGCTTTTCACTTCCCATGCGTCCTCCTTTTTTTTAACTACGGAAAAGATGGAACAGCGGACTTACATACCGGGGGAGGTGCCCGGTAACGCCGCGCTCCTTGAAACTTTGGCCCGTGGTAGGGGTTTGAAGCCTACCACGGAAGGGTGCTACTCTTTCTCGAAAACCGCCGAAACCCGGATGGTTGCTCCGGGAATCTTGACGGCCGCGAGAGCGACGGAACCGCCCGCGTTCCCGAAATCCGGGGACGTGACGGATACGACACGGCTCGCATCCTGCATCGTCTCGACGCTGACGTGATCCGCGAAGACGCGGAGCGCATTCGTGATCCCGTCCGCGTGGGCACGAATCTCCCGCACGGCATCTTGCTGCACTGCGAGAATTTCGGCCCGCTTGTCCTTCAGTGCGGGATTTTCCCGCACGTTGCGGAGAATTTCCGCCTGAAGCGCGAGCATCTGCTCAAGTGACATGCCTTCCAGCATGTTCCCATTCGTTGCCATGGTGCTACCTTTCTACCCTTTCGGGCGTTGTTAGTGTCCAGCGGAAGTCCCAAGCCTACGCTTGGGATCCGCGCATTGTCATGCGGGGAGCGGCCGTTTGCTCGCGCAATCCGCGCACGGGCAAACGGAAGCCACGGCCTCCGTGTATCCCACGCCGGATTCGACGAGCGTGAGCACGGATTCGGCAGCTTCGGCCTGCCGAAGATGTTTTTCCGTCAACTCTCCGTTGACGACGGCTTCTATCACGGCCGTGGCATACCGCGCGAAAAGATTCTGAGCTTTGTCAAGATCGGTCATTGTTACCTCCGCTTGACACTAACTAGGTAAACACTCATGGGAAGTGCCAAGCGGTTAGCTTGGCAATCCCTGCTACGAGCCGACAAGGTAGCAACGTATCGTTGCTACAAGTCGAATCCATCCGCTGATGGGCAGTTCCACAGCCCCATACTGGCTTCCGTAGAAAGCTCCGAGGCGGATATGCTTCCGACGGTCCTCGATTCGGGCACCGTTGACGCGTGCCCATTCAGAGAATAGCATTGAACTCATGGGTAACCTCCTTTGGGCAATCCCTACGCTATCCGATGTAGAGTATGCCGTCTGACAGGAACGCGCGAAACCGGACTGTATCGTCCGACGCCTCCACCATCCCGCGAATTTCACGCCGCTGCGAGTCTGATGCTTTGAAACTGCAGCCATCGTGCTCCGCGAGAGCCGTGTAGAGACGAACCTCAACACGGGGTTCGCGAAGTGCGCTCAACATCAATTCTCGTGACAGATATTCCATGGGTAACCTCCCATGAGTGTTTACCGTCCCCGTGCGAGTCTTTAACCTCGCCTATCTACAGATAGAGCGGCCCGCTTGCGCGGGGTTCCGGGGTTGCTACCTCGTAAGATGGGAATCCAGAGCCGTAGGGGCCGGCCAAGGCAACACTCCATCATACGCTAGATTGTGCCTCGTGTGAGGTTCTACACCACGGGGGCGCTTCGGGTAGAGTCCGTCCCGTGGCTTCGGCGGGGTTTCGCGTCGCGCCGTTGGTAGATGTATAAGCATGTGGCGTGCCTGATTCTACGGCGGCCCGGGCGGGAGAAAACTCCAGTGATTCCGCGGGGTTAGCGTCTCCCATGCAAGCTCTAGGCCGCCGCAAACTGGGTAGTCCACAATCCAGACTTGGGTAGTCCACAATCCATCTGTAAGTGCTTGATATCGTTGGGGAATAGGGTAATCCCTGGGTTCGGGAGAACCCACCAGCTAAGTCCCCGGGATCGCTCGGGAAATAGGTGAACGGAAATTCACTGAACGGCGAGTCATTAATGAGCTAAGTCCTTGAAAACGTTGGGGAATTGCTGCGACATGAATGCCCATTCATTGTGTGGCATTTTGCCACAGTCTGGGTTCTGTCGGACTCGGGTATCAACCCTATTGAGTGTTGCAGAAACGCCACTGCTGACTGCGACACACATGGAACACTACCATACATGTATGGTAACGTAAGGTGGCTGAAATGCTCAACTTTGTGTCAAGCTTGACTCGGGTGTCCACCCTAGGGTGCGTAGGGCCTACACGGTGTGTAAGAATATCCCTGGCGCAGATGCTCCAATGTGGCTGAAATGCGCCGAATGGCCGCTCATCCCCTGCAAGCCCCATGCCTGGCACGGCCCTCGCGTATGGCTGATATGAGCCAGACCCCCTCCCCCTGTGTCAAATTTGACACGTTGGAGTCTCTTCCCGGGTCAACTTGTTGATTTTCAAAGACATTCGAACTAGAGCACTCGTAAGCCCCCGGAGTCTCAAGGAAATTTGGCTCGGGGGGGTCCAAGGGGGCGTAGGGGTCCAGGGGGAGGGGGCAATGGTCATGACCATACATGACCATACATCAATATATACTAAACTACTTGCATCCGCCCCCCATAGTATGCTATGGTATCACTTGAGTCAACCAAGGTAGCTGTGCGAATGAATACAGACCTCGAACACGACCCCCGACGTGGCGGAGCCATGAAGGAGTGGGGGAGTGAGAACGTCGATATTCGTAAGAGAGGATGGACGTGCTTTTGCCTACGGCAGCGCATTCCACCTCACGCCCGGTTTGTAGTGATACCCAGATACTAGGGGCGGGAGCAAAGTAGTAGCACCCGACTTCTACTACCGCGTTGGCACGAGTTTTGCAGTCCCGCAGGAGTCTCACGGATTTTTGGATCGCGCGACTCCAGGGCGCTGTGATCTACATCACACTCCCAACCCAGCGGAAATATTGTGAGATCGCCCGTTCAGCAGTTGGAGCAAGAAATCGTTAAGTTGCAAGACCAACTAGACCATGCACGGCAGCTACTTAAGCTAGCCAGAAAGCTGGAAAATGAGCACAACGCACGAACTAAGAAGCGAAGTCCAAACCCTGCACCAGAAGGTGCGGGAAGTTCTTCTGTTGGCCTCGGAGAAGGCGGCCCCTGGAGTCCTTCCACTCCTCCCAAAGAATGAAACCGACCGAATTTCGGCCGTCCAAGCTGCTGGAATTCGCTGGGAACTCCTTCAGGCGGGCTTCACTTACGATGAAGTCTCTGGTATTCTCTCCAAGCTAAACGCTAACAACGAAAATAAGCTGCCTTTCCCGCAAACTACCCCGGAATGGACGCATTTCGTTGAGGAGAAATACCTCGGATTCATCACACCCGAGACCCACCGCTTCACTCTAGTTCTCAAGCAGCGGGCTTACAGTCGCCGCCTGGTGGATGTGCCGTATAACGCCCACGAACGGGCTGTTATCTCTATCGCCAAGCGTCTCCAAGCTCTTCTTTCTACCGCCGCTGAACAGAAAGAGGCAATTGTCCTCGATCTCGCTAAGTCTACTGGTGTCCAGCCCGAGATGATTTGGCGTGTCGCCACGGGCGGAACCCGTGTAACCGGCGGCATTCTTATGAAACTCGACCATCACCTCCGCGCGCTCGAAAATGAGCTAGATGGGGAGGATGCAGTCGATGGCTAACGAGTTCGATCGTGAGGATGAGGAAGCCGAGAAGTCTGTCGCCGCCGAGGTGGAGGCCGTTCTTCTAGAACAGCGACGCCAAGCCGTTGATAAAATGATTCAGCGTGCCGACCGAACTAAAAAGCTCACGGATAAGCTAGAGGCGGACAAGCGGCGAAAGCTACGCATTATCAAAAACCGTCAAAAGCATCAGATCCCCTTCCACGCAGATGGGGTGGACGAGGCTTGCACGGTTTGTTGCCTAGACGCCAAGTTCCAGGAGCAACTGAAATACGCCTACATTTCCGGGATGAGCCTTAAAGAGCTAAAGAAGACCATGCCTTCTAAGGTTTTCTTGGTGGACGTGGACCGACATTCGGCGGCTTTTAAGTGGAATCTCGAGAAGATGCGGCACACTGAGACCGCGCTCACGTTGATTGTCGAAGAGGGTGTGAAAAATATCGTCTTCGGAGACACCAAAGTCGAAGTTTCGCACCTTTTGGAAGCCCTTAAGCATATCGACAAGCGCGAAGGGAAAATCATTGATCGAGTTGAGCACGACACGGTAGTGTCCGTGCAATTTCTTGGGAACACGCCTGCGCCGGGGGTTGCGCGCGGTGCCGCTTCGGAGATTAATACTTCAAAAGAGACAAAACCTCTAATGTTGGAACCAACTTCCATCGAGGTTCTCGATGAAGCTTTGCCAAGTGATCTCAATGACGGTGCTGTTTCGGCAAACCCCGTCCGACGGGACACTGACCATAACGAAGGCTGAAGCTAGAGAATTAGTCGGTAGAGTCTGTCCAGAAGGCTTTGAAGCCTGTATCGGTATTAAAGGCGCACTAAACCTTACACGGAACGTCAACGTTCAGAAAGTAGTAGAGACATGGCCGAAACCTCCGAAACGAAGCCGGAAGCCCAGAAAATGAACAAGAAGGCCGTGAAGGTCAAGGAATACGTTCGTCGTCTTTGGATTGAACATCCGGCCAATGCGGTGCAGGTCGGTAAGATCGTGGAGGATAAAGCCACCCTCCACATGTTCTCCGAGGAAATCTACCACGCAATTTCTCACTTCGGCGGCTTCTCTTCGTTGGAGCCGATCCATCTGTTCGTGGAAACACTTTCCGCTAAGGGCACCAGAGCGCTCAAGCACAAGAACGAATACCGAAAAGTAGTTCCTGGGAAGGAAGCTGAGCAGGTGGCTGACCTTCTCACCAAACTCCCTGGGATGGTGTCGAAGTTGTCTAAGTCTATCAACAAGTGCGTCCAGGGGCGCGTGTGCGTGGGGCTTCGGTTCCACGTTCAGGAGGACGCACCCCGCTCCGTCCAGGATGCAATCAATCTCCCACCCACACCGCCCTCCCCCGAGCTGCCTGACTCAAATGGCACGTAAACTTGTTCTGACGGGCTTGGACGACTGGTATCGTCGTCTAAAGCCCCACCAACTTGCACTCTACCACGGGATTCCCCTGGAATTCGCGGAGAAGCTGCACGCTTCGGGGGCACGTGAAATTCCGGTTTGGTGGCCCGTTTACCAAAACATCTTCTCGATCGGTGGAAAGGGCTCCGGTAAGACCTTCGCAGGTGCTTATACAATCGCGCGCCTTGCCATGAATACACCTGGCGGGCAGGGCATGGTTGTGCGGAAGCGCCACGAGCAGCTACGAAATACCTTCCTTGCGGAATTTTACAACGTCCTAGACCTGATCTCCGACAACAACAAGGATGCTCTAGTCATTAAGGAGGGCGAGAAGGACGGCGCTGTTGAGGTTACGCTCCGGACGATTGATCCTCAAAAGACCTGTAAACTGATCTTCCGAATCGAGCCCGAGGGCGACGACCGGACGGTTGCAGACTCGTTTAAGTCCTACAACTTGAATTTCTTCCTGATTGAAGAGGCTTCGCAGCTACGCGCGATTACCTTCCAGGAACTTAACGACCGTCTTCGCGACCCCAAGAATCCGGTCCGCCGGGGCTTCGTGCTCTCCAACCCGACAACCAAATCTCATTGGTTGAGCCAGATGGCGTCCAAGTTTGAGCAGCAGGCACTCGCCTACAACCCCCGGATGTCCGACGATCCCACCCACAATGTTCGCCCTGAGGCGTTGGTTATCCGGTCTAAGATGACGGACCTCTCCGACGTTCTCCCCGCCGATTACATTGAGAGCGTCAAACGCCAATATGCCAACGACCCAGTGAAGTATGACATGTTCATTAACGGGTTGGATGGCATTGACGTGGAAGGGAAGCCGGTGTTCTCCGGTCACTTCGTTCGTGACCGACACGTGGATAGGTCCCTGCGTTTCAACCCGGAGCGTCCATTGATTCGTGGGTGGGACTTCGGCTACCAGAACCCCGCCTGCGTGTTTCTCCAGACAGACGATCAGGGTGGCTGTAATGTTCTAGCGGAATTTCGTGCTAACGAAGTCTACATTGAAGAGTTCGTTGATGCTGTGAAGGCATTCACCGTTCGGCATATGCCGCTAGCTGGGCAGGGTTCCCGTCAGATTTTCGACTATGGGGACCACGCTGGAACCCAGCAAACAGATAAAGAGCACACAACGATCCAGCGGGCGCAGATGCGCGGGGTCCATATCGTGACGCGCCCAAATACGCAGATTGAACGAGGACTTGACGTGATCCGGAAGCTCATGGCGGAATCCCGAAAAGTTCCTTCTCTACAAGTGGATCATACTTCTGGTATGATCTTGGAGCGCCCCCGCTTCCGAATTCACCCTCGGTGTGAAGAGCTGATTGACGCCATTGCTTACGGCTACCACTACCAGCTTTACAAATCCGGGCAACTTGGAAACCTCCCCAAGAAAGATAACAAATACGACCATATCGTGGATGCCCTCCGTTACGCGGTGATTAACACATTTGGTCTTGCTGATGATGCCGTTTCCGGGAACGTCAAACCCGTCAAGGCAAAGCGCGGCAAAACGATGTATAAGGAATGGTAACCTAGGCCATGTCTAAAATCTTCCAAAACTCCTCTCTTCAACCCGGGTTCTCTCTACAGCCTGGGCTAATTGACCCGATTAACTATGCTGACTCCCCGGAGATTGTGGACCGGGTGAAGATGCTATTTAAGAAGAAGGAGCAGATTGAGACTCAACGTGAGTCCCTGGAACGCGATTGGATCGACTACTACAAGATTTGGGCCCAGGAGAAGAACGGCGCGGAGACCATGCCATATGATGGCATGAATGAGATTTATCTCCCCGACACCTACATCCTGACAGAGACAGAGGTGGACCACCTTAAGCAGTCCATCTTCCCGTTCTCTAACAACATTGCCGTCCGTCCGTGGGCGTCCAACCCGGTCGCCCCGTTCCTGGTGTTCCCGCTTCTGGAGCTTCTCCAATACGACATTAACCAGGCGAACATCAAGTCCAACATCGACGTGGTGTTGCGTAACTCCATCATCTATGGGTGGTCTGCTGTCAAAGTTGTTTGGCAGGTGGAGACTCTCACGGACTATGCGCGGCAAGTCGTGCAAGACCCACTTTCCACGGAATCTCAAGTGGGTTATGCCGCGCGCGAAGTCATTAAATTTGAAGGCCCGACATTCCACCCGGTTGACCCGTTTGCTCTCTACTTCCACCCCTACCGTGAAACAGACCCTTCGCGCAGCACTTGGGCCCACGAGAACATGACAGTGGGTTGGGACTTCCTTCTCTCCATGCAGGCCGAGGGTGTCTACATGGGAATCGAGCGCCTTCTTGAGAAGAAGAGTCGCTCTAACACGCAGCGCACGGACCAGAACATCGAGCGTCGGACTGAGCGTAATGGAGTTACAGAGGATCAGGTCTCTGACGAGCAGGACACTTTCAAGCTAACTGAGATTTGGACGAAGTTTGATCTCTACGGTGACGGGCGTCTGATCCCCACAAAGATTACTTACTCCGGGGACGACGTTCTGGAAGTCCGACAAAACCCGCACAACGATCAAGATCACCCCTACCTAATGCACCGGGATGCCAAGGTTGTGGAGTCCATCTACGGGCGCTCTCGTATCAAGTCTGTCAAGGGGCTTCAATACACCAACAACGCGGTAATCAACCAGGGCCTCGACTCCAACGCTTTCGCGTCCAACAACATGATTGTGGTGGACACGTCTAGGCTCAAGGGGCGCGTGGAAGATATCGAGATTTCCCCCCTAATGGTGTTTCAGATGACCGGGGACGCCTCTGACAAAGCGATTCGTTTCGTCGCCCCGCCGAATACAATTCAGCAGAACGTTCTTCTTTCTGAGAATATTTCCACGCGGATGCGAGATGCCTTCCGCATCCCCGCCGGTATTCAAGGTAAAACCGAGAACACAACGGCGACCGAGGTGGCGACCACTACTCAAGCAGGTTTGGTGGGAATTTCTGGTGTAGCCACGAACTTTGAGACTGATCTAATGTCGAAGTGGCTCTCCAAAGCCTATAAGCGGGAACAGCAGTTCCGAGGCATCGACTCGCCCCCGCGCGCGGGGATGCCCACCATTCCTGCCGAGGCTCTGGTCCCCGACTATATGTTCCAATTCCTTTCGGGCGATGCTGCCGCTCAATACCTCCGAAGTGTCCAGGAAGCAATGCTGCAAGCGCAGGCCGGGACCGAAGGTGCCCCGTTCGGGGGAGACCACGAAAACGGCACTCCACAGAATAACGCGCCCACGCCCGATGACGGCGGCGCAGAAAGCGTGTAATGATCCCACCTCCCAAGAAGACTGCTGAACAGCTCCAGCGTGAGCGCGAAATCCTCCGAGACGGTTTCAAGTCTCCGTTTTGGGCAATCTTGAAAGATCGCCTCCAACGCGAGATGAATGACCGCTACCGGACCGTAATGTCTGTGGACACCATCGAGCACCTCAAGCGAACCCAAGGTGAGATTCTTGGGCTAGAGTATGTTCTAAATCAAGAGGTTGAGATCGCTCGCTGGAATTCGGGAGGCTAACTCCCCTCAGCAAAAGATTTCTCTTGCACCATACACCACCATACACTACAATACACTCTAGGTTCCCCGCCGACCGTCAACAGCGGGTGTCGTCGCTGACATTAACTTCGCGCTACCGCCTGAAAGCCCGGGCGTAAAAGAAAGGTAAAAATGAGCGAGAACGTAAACGGAAACGGTGTTGATACAGAGGAAGTTCTCACAGAGACTTCCGAGACAGAGGCAACGGAAACTGCCCTTGTCGAAGACACCGAAGTTGATAACACACCTGAAACAGTCCCGTATTCGCGCCTGTCAGAAGTCGTCGCACAGCGTCAGGCCGAGCGGGAGGCACGGGAACGCGCAGAGAATGAGCTTTATCAGCTTCGCCAGACACTAGCGGCGCAGCAGGCTCAACTCCAGCAGGCCCAGCCTCAGCAACCCCGGCAACCGCAACCTTGGGAATCCTACCAAGACCCCAATACCCGGGCGCTGGCGCAGCTAATGTATCAGGTAAATCAACAGTCCACTAGGGGTCTATCTGAGAAGCTAGATCGCTTTGAAACAGTGGTCGAAACAATCGAATCCCAGAACTTCTGGAGCCGATTCCCGACTGTTCCCGCCGAACTCCAAGCCAAGACAGAGCAGCTTTACACCCAGGCCCGACACATGGGCATCACTCGGGACACCGCTCTCACCTACGCCTACGGAGAACTGCAACGCGCTCAGCTTAATCAGCAGGTAAATCAGGCTGCCGCGTCTGCACAGCAGCAAGCGCAAGTTAACAAGACAGCAAGGGCCGCAGTGGTGCCTCAGCAGGCACCAATGACACGCCCCGCCACCCAACCGATCAAGTCGTCCTCAGACTACCTACGTCAAATTGAGGCCGACGAAAACAAACGACGGCGCTAAGGAAAGCGCGCGTCGATGAGGTAACCAGACATGGCATCTACAGCAGCCGCCAACCTAATTAGCACTGGGAATTACAGCGACGCGCGTTATTCCAAGTTCATCCAGGCGCGTCTTCAAGAGTATGGCCGCAAGGACTATGCTCTTGATGAATACCTGGATGGCGTGACCATTCCCAAGGGTCACTCCGCGACCTACCAGATCACACGGAAGGCGCGCATTCCCACCCCGCTTACCGCCGTTTCGGAGTCGATCACACCGACCGCTACAGCGCTCACACTAGATACCGTTACAGGCACATCGACCCAATACGGTATCGTTTGCTCCTACTCGGACGTGACGGAGCTACAGCAGCGCCACTCGATGCTTGAGCAGGCGTCTGACGAAGTGGCCGACGCCATGAAGCGTCTTCGCCAGTGGATCGCGGCGGACGCTTACATCGCGCTCACCAACGTCTACTACCCCGGTGCTGTGACCGCGCGTGGCTCGCTCGCGACTACAGATATCATGGACACAGCGACGGCGCGCAACGCCCTCAAGAATCTCCGCGCTGGCCTCGATATCAAGCTCGGCGCTCCTGCGCCTCGCGAAGGCACGTTCTTCGTGGCACCCGCCCACCCTGACGTTATCGCCCAACTTCGCGGCGACGCGACGTTTGAAAAGGCGGCTACCCAGGTCAAGACAGAGTGGATGGAGAAGGGTGTGGTTGCCGCGTGGGAAGGTTTCATGTGGCGTGAAGTTAACCACATGCCCGTTTTCATGAACCCGGTCACCGGCATGGCGTCCACTACACTTCTTGATGCCACAGCGGTTTCGGATTCCACAGGTGTCACAGGTGGCGTGTCTCTCAACGGCCTCAAGGTTACTGCGGCGAGCACGGGCGGTTCGCTCGCCTCGGCTGTCCACTACCTAAAGGTTGTGGCTCGGCACCGTTGGAAGGGCTTCCCGGATCAGATTTCCTCGATCCTTACTCTGCCCACCACGGGCGGTTCGTCCGGTAAGTATACAATCGTGGCTCCCGATGATACGGACTACATCTACTCGTTCTACCTCGGGGATACGAACTCCAACGCCGACCTGTTCCTGGTTTCGGACGGCACGAACGTTGCGGCGGCTTCGTCCACAGTTGTCACGGCGCTCCCCACAGCCACCACACCCCCGGCTCACCCCGCCACCGGCGTCAAGGTTTACATGACACCCGGTCTCGGTCAGAACTGGGGTAAGATGGTCACCCTCGACAACGCCCGCACCTACGTCACCACAGGCGCGGACAAGAACGACCCCCTCAACCAGCAGACGTTTGTTGGTGCGAAGGTTCACCAGGGCGCGTTCGTGTCGCAGGATGACTTCGCCATCCGCATGGAAACAGGCGGCTAATAGACCGAAGTGGGGCCCTTCGGGGCCCCACTCTCTAACAGGAGAAAACAATGCGATCTTATCTAGTTTTCGGTCTAGCAATTGGGTTTGTGGCGGCTTCGTCCTACCTTACTGCGACCACGCTGACGACTGATCAGCGGAAGCGTATCGACCAGTCGGTGGTCTCTGCGTCCCTCGGAGACATTATCTCCGACTCCGTGGAGCGTGTGGACGACGGCCCATTCTCGGCCACGTTTACTGTCGGTGCGGAAGGTTCAAACAACATCGACACGCAGATTGTCTTCAAGGACGGGCGTGGAACTGCTATCAACCAGGTGTTCAAGACCTATTGCTGGCAGAGCGAAGCCACAACCGGTGCTGGGTTTGTGACAACGGCGGGCACGGCGGTCCTTTCGGCGGTTACCAACGGTTCGGTGGAATCCCGGACTTCTGGAAAGTCGGCGGATGTGCTTTCCTCGGCGGCTGGTCTTCTGGGCATTCGGCTTACACAAACCTCCGCTACTGTTCCCGATGCGTATCTTTGTTGTGCCGACCCGCTTGGGCGTCCCCTTTGCTCGGGCGTCATTGACTTCAACTAATCTCCAATAGAAAGGTTAGGCTAGGATAATGGCCGAGGTTCCTGAAAACGATAAGCCCACACCTACCCCGGTGGCTCCCGCCGCCAAAGGCAAGACCCTGGATGCTGCGGCAAAGATGACCGCCCAGGAAGTGGTCGCGAAGATGCGAAAAGAGCTAGCTGAGGCGACGCGCCAGCTAGCGGCTGAGAAAAACTTCGGGCCCGGAAAGCCGGGTCGAATTGAGTATCAGATTCCGAAGTTTCCCAGCGCGTGGCGTCTTCCCGATCTCAAGACTTGCAATGCAAAGGGAAAGACGATTTACAAGCAAGGGCACGTTTACGAACTTACCTACGACGAAATTGAGGATCTCACGGGCCGCTACGGCACGCGAATCCAGTTTGAAGAGATTGCTCGTCACGGTAACCGCGAACACGATGTAAACGTGAGCGACAACGGCGGCTTCCTGTTCTAAGTCGCCCAAATGCAACTCCGGGGCCGTCGTCGGTAATGGCGGCGGCCCCTTTCTTTTGGGGATTCCATGGCTTCTCCAGAAACAATTGGTTCCATCATTACTTCGGCATTGCGGCGAGCCGCGAACCCGGGGATCTCCGCAGAGGCGTTGGTATTTGCTAAACGCCTCTTTTCACACTGGTATTTGACCAAGGACTTGTCGTTCAACATCGCGTCTACCTCGGTCACTACAGTGAACACTAACGAGATTTCGCTGTCTGCGTTGACGACCTTTCGCTCGGTGTATTTGCTTAAGCTCTCGACAATCTCGGAGCCACTGCAAGAGGCACACTACAAGGATCTCTGGCCGCTCATTCAAGAGGACTCCGACAATCAAGCTACGGGCGTGCCGACACATTTTACAGTTGAGCACGACCGCACCAAGATTCTTTTGTGGCCGCGCCCCTCCAAGGTTTACACAGGCACGCTGAAATACTACAAAGCGCCAGACACTACTGCCTGGACGACAGGCACCTTCCCGGAATACGAGGACGCCCTAGCCATTGAGACCGCAATCGCGGATTGGGCTATGAACTACGACAAGGAGCCGCTCGGGGTTCTGGTCACACGGCTCACAGAGCAGCTACAGGCGGAATACGAAAACCGTCATGAGCCCCGATGGCGAGCGAATCAACAAACTCTTCGGTGGGGTAAAGCCTTTAAGAAGATTAGGGGGGATTAATGAACCCGGAACTACGCACCATTAACATTCGGGTGTTCCGTGGCCTTAATCTTCTAGAGGACGCGCGGATTACGGACCCTGGGTCCTTTCGTGTTCTAAAGAACATCTACCGCCAAAGCCCTGGCGTCCTGGCCTCCCGTCCGGGGTCGCGGGTTGTAGCGCGCGGCGATCAGTTTTGGGTTGCGATCCCTGTTGGAGATGTTCCGAGCACGACAAACGCCGCGCTAAATACATCTCTAACAGACATTCTCATTGGCACGACAAATGCCACCACTCTTCGCGAGGTAACATCAACTCTGAATTCGCTTTTGGCGGCGGGGCCGCGCGGGCTAATTCCGAGGCCGCTGCCGCGCCCTCAGCCGTCCAGCCCGACAAGTCTATTTATCCCATCCAACACGGCGCAGCCAAACATTGCATTCACCACGCTCTCTCTAACGCCGTCTAGGATTTCTGCTTTGCACCGAGTTTACACTAGCTTTGGTGCGGGCCGATATCTCATTGGTGCCATGGAGTTTGAAGGCGGGTCGGGCGACAAGCTGTTTTACGTAGATGAGTCTTCGCCGTCTGCTCCGATTCTACGCCTAATGTCCACTGTTGATATGTCGGTGGGCTCGGGCGGTGAATGGTCATTCATTGACTTCTTCAAAGAGGATGGCAGCGACTCCTACTATGCGATTGGCACCAACGAAGTCGGGAAACCGTTCACAATCCAAAAGGACGGTTCGGGGAATCCCGTCGCTCAGCTTCTAAACGTCCGCAACGAAGTTGGCCCCGATAAGTATATGTTTGGGGTTCGGGCCATGACCGTTTACAACGGGGCTGTAATTTACGGCGGATATTTCATGGGCAACGAAGACGGCACAGGAGTAGAGGACTACTCTAATTTCATTGCTTTCTCGGCCCCAGGTGAGCCAACTAAGATTGTTGAAACGGACGGAGAGACTTCGGACATTCGGATTGGTGCATCACCCTTCGAGCCCGTCACGGCTCTAGCTGTGAATTCGGTTTCCACTGATACACTGGGGATTAAGGGCCAGCTTGTAGTGTTCACTACCCGCCGTGTAATTACATACGACGGGCTCCCGCCGGTCTCTGGGAACCCTACTGGCACAGCGTTCCATTCTGTGGCGCTCGGAGATGTTGGTTGTGTTGCCCAGAAAACTGTGGTGAAAACACCCGCCGGACTGCTGTTCCTGGGCACTGACGGATTGGTGTATCTCATCCCTGTGTTTTCGTCGGGTGGGCCTATTCCAGTGTCCCGCACGGTGGAACGGGCTCTCGCGCATATGTCTCAGCAGACCCAACGTCAGTGCGCCGCCACCTACGACGACGGGCACTACAAGCTCTCCTATCCTGAAACCAATTTCTCGGCCACTGCCGCCGCCGCAACGCAAAAGAGTTTGGCTATTAGCCTAGATCGTGGAAGTCCACAGGCTACAATCCCGAATAGACAGCTTTGGTTGGATTTGCGGCAGCCCCTAGATCCCTCCCAAGTAGACTTCGGGCTTGTGTGGAGTGGTCCGCACGAGGGGATGAAATACTCTTGTTTTGCAAATGCTAACCAGATGAACGACCACGGAATTTTGTTCGCGGGTTCGGCAATTGATGGAACAGTGTTTCAAACGTCGTTGGAAGGTGTTTACTCCGACCCCTCTCCGGAAACTCCCGGAACAACTGTTCCGCTAGCCTATGACGTGCAGACAGGACAGTTTGACGCGGGCGATATTCACCTAGATAAGTTTATCCAGTCGATCCAATGGGGCGTGAATGTCAATAGGGCAGTCACGATCACATCGTCTATCATCACCTCAGGAGATGTAACCAACGCAGAGGAAGGAGAAAACTTCTCCAACGCTGTGTCCTCGGTTGGATATCTCTTCTCGCAGGCGTTGACGATTGCTAACGTTCCGGCAATTGCCCCGGCCGATAGCTTCCGGCTGATCTCTAACCATCCGTCAACGCCGCAACGTGGGCGAACCTTCCGGTTTCGGTTTCAGACCACACCATCTGCTGCTACGCGGATTAAACTTTCTGATTTGGCCTTCGTGATGGGTGTCGCGAAGCGCCGCGAATGAGGATCTCATGGGACTAGTTACAGCACAGCCAACTCTCACTAGCGCCGACGTTTTTACAGAAACCACGATCAATGATCGTTACGTCGCTTTTGTAGCGGAGTTCAACGGGAATATCGACAACGCCAACATCAAATCTGGCGCAGCCATCACCCCAGCAAAGATTGCAGACACCGCGTTGGTCGCGGGGAATACGGTTTCCCCCGGGACGCAAACGGTTTCGCGACCTACGACGTTTACCGCTGCGACACTCTCGCTAGATACAACAAGCAAGGCTACAGTTACGGTGGGGGCGGGTGCAACTACAGCAGTGATCACGGCTGGCACCAACTATGTGCTGCTCAACCACGTGTCCTCCGGGGCTGCGGCCAATCTAACGACACTAACTGGCGGCACGGTTGGGCTGATTGTGAAAATCAATCTAAAGTCTACGACCGGCGGTGCCAATCAGATTTCTCTAACGGCTGCGGCTGCGACCTCTCTGATTGCTAATGTAATCCGGTTGAAACAGGGTGTTACCTACGCCGCCAACGCGGGTGGCGGCGCAACACAATGGCAACCTGGGCCACTCCTGGTTTATGGTGACCCCACTGATGTTGGCGTGAACCAGTGGTGGGAGGTCTAAAGTGGGGTATGACTCTAAAGAGCGGTGGATTCAAATCCTTCAAGCTGGGGACTTGGTAATTTCTGGCTTGACTGGAGAACCTATTTCTTTAGGGCAAGTTGGCCCCTGGTCAAGCGGGTTCTCTGATACCGTTCGGGCAAATTTCGCAGCCGAGGGCCTGGCGAATGTAATTAAGAACACCCTTTCGGACCCGCAGAAAAATCATGTAGATTTCCTGCGGCCGGTTTACCCGACAATTAAGTCTCCGGATCATTTTATTGAGACCGGCGTGGCGGCCACATTCCAATCGGGCTCCCGTGCTCTGCACATTAAAAATGTAACGGCTCCAACAGACAGAGATTTTCGTGGGCCTTTGCTTAGGATTCCAGCGAATCGAACCTACCGCCTTACGGCGCGGTGGAAGTCTAGTGGCTCTGATGCGTCTCTAATTACATTTGGGTTAGATGAATATGACGCAGACTTTGCAACCACTGCGGGAAATTTCACGGGGCTATTGACTGGGACTGGGGGTAGTTGGCAGTTCGATGGAATTGTGTTTACAACCCACGCAGATACTAGATTTGGTGTGGTCCGCCTAAACCGGCCTGGAACTACCGCGCGCGGAGACATTTACGTTGACGAAATCCTTCTGGAGCCCATCGGCGGGTTGGTGCGCCGACACACGGACGCAGGACAGTCTATAGCCACAACAACGAATACCACAGTAGCTTTTGAAGACACCTCTGAGGCTAATGACACCTCGCACGTTACCTATTCGGCAGGGATATTTACGTGTGTGCGCCCGGGCGACTACGACATTATGACTACAATCACGTTTAATGCTATCGGTAGTGGGGTGGCTTACAGCGTGGCGGTATTCAAAAATGGGGCTGTGGTTGTTCGCGGAGGAACCGATGAAGGCTCTGCAAGCCCATCCAGGGCTGGAGCTAGTGTGTCCGTGAATTTGCGACTAAGCCGGGGCGACACCATTGAGATCAAGGCTTACCACGAACACGGCAGCAACCGCTCGTTGATAAGCGAGCGCGAACGGAACTGGGTAGTTATCAAACGTCAAAACTCTGCGTGAATAATGACTAAGATTCGGAAAGCTACGCTGTTTGATCTCCCGGTTCTGTGGGACCTTTGGGTGAAGCTCACCTCGGAAGAAGCGGCCAACGAGGCTATTGCGGGTCGCGAAATCTATCCTTCTCCGCTGCTTTCGGAGAAAGATGCGTGGGGCTTGGATACAGCCGTAACTCTAGGGAACCCCGGGGTCCTGTATCTAATTGCAGAAAAAGATGGTGCTGCGGTCGGTTTCATGGTAACGTCGATATGCACACGCCCAGTCGGACACCCCACGATTTACGCTCACGTCCATCAATTGTATGTCCGACCTTCTGAGCGAAAACGGGCACTTGGCGATGTTGCCGAGACTCTCTGTAAAGAGACCGAAGAGTGGGTCCGTGAGCACGATGTTGCAGCCGTAGAGATTGACTGCGTAGAAAGCAATCGGGGCCTCTGGGAGAAGCGCGGATTTACTGCCGCAGCACACCGAATGTTCCGAATTCTGGAGAACGAAAATGGGTAGCGGAAACACACCAAAGCGACCGTCTTTTGATTACCGGCCGCAGAAATTTAGTGCAAACGAGCTACTCGGTTTCAACGCCGGGAAAAGCCGTTTCCAGCTAAATACTCCTGGTGGTCTGATGGCTCTAGCTAGTGGACCAATGTTGGCTCCTCTCCTGCTCGCACAGGAATTTGGTTCTCAGCACCAAACTCAACGGCAGCTTCGGCAGTTGCGCCCTGGCTTTGAACAAGATGCGGAGACCCAAGGTCAGCTAGCTCGGCAGCAATCCATCGCTTCGGGAACGGGTGGCGGTGGTGTTCAGACAGCTTCGGAGTTCGGGGCTCGGAATGATGTGCTAGCGCAATTTGCGGCGCTCCGTCAGGCGCTTGAGGCCCAACGGCTCGCACAACAGGCTCAACTCTACGGTGGGATTGGAGCCCTTACAGGTTCAGTAATTGGTGGGGTTTATGGTGGGCCTGCTGGGGCGACAGCCGGTGGACAGGCCGGTGGTGCAGTTGGTGGAGCGCCGTTCTCGTTCTACAACAGCTTTGGGAGACGCTAATGGGCGGGATCAGCGGAGCAGGCTTTGATAGGATGCTGTTCCCGTCCACCTTTGGACCGGAGGATCGACAGGCGCGCGCGGGCGGGCGCGAAGCTGCCCAAGCCGCTGGCCTCCCTCGTTCCCGTCAGGCACAGACTGGGGCCGCCGCAGGCCGCGACTTCCGCCGAGACACCGCGCTACAGCGCATCATGGCGCAGCAACAGCAAGCGCAGGGTTATGGGCAACTTCTACAGCAGCTAGCCAAGCTTGGTGCGTTTCTACACTCCTCTAGAAATCAACCTCAACAGCAGGCCCCCGTGCAAGGTGCCGGGGCTTTTCGCCCATTCTTCTTTGGGGAAAATGCGTCAGCCTCCAGCCAAGGTCAAGCTATCCCACGTGGGCTACCGATCACCCCCGGAACTGAACCGTCGGAGGGACAACCGCTTGCGCCAATCCCAGGCGGGGAGTGGGTGATGGAACAGAGTCTCATGTCCAACCCCCCGATCTTTGTTTGGAGAAACACCCGGACCGGGGAAGTCAGACAGCTTCGACAGCCCGCTGGACCCACTACTTTCCGGGAGCCCTTCTAATGGGAACCACACTCGCATCGGCTGGGCCGCTCGTTGGTGGCGCGGCTCAAGGCTTTGTTCAAGGACGACAGGCGGGGACCGAAGAGGCCACCCGGCGTCAGCAACTTGCGCTCAATGCAGCCCAAGAAGGGCGCACGAAAGAGCAGCACCGCCTGAACATCCAGCAGCTACAGCTTGCTATCCAAGGGATGCAACAGCAGCAGGAGCAGGCCGCGCAGCTATTCCCCGGGCAACTTGAGGGTCAGCAATTCGGGTTGCGCGGCCACCCCGGAGCAGAGGCCACAGTTCCATATAGAACAGCTCTTGGATTTCCTGAATTCCAAGGCACAGCAGGCGAGGTTGAAAATCTCGCGACCAACAGATTTCGAGCGCGATCCCAAGATATCTCGGCCGCCCGAGGCTCTGCCGAAGACGATATGTTTGAGCGGGAGCTAATCCGAGGCCAAATGCGCTTTATTCAAGAGGATTTGAAACAAGCGCGTATGGAACAGTCTTCTGCAAAGCTAGCGATCAACAAACTGCGTATCGAAGACCCCGAGCACCCGGACCTTCCAGAAATGGAAGCCGAGCTAAGTCTTATCAACGCGGATGTCCGTGAGCTAGAGCGCCAATATCGCGAGTTCATATCTTCTCTTGGCGCAGGTGAAAAGGGTTCAGGTCGCGTAACTCCGGTTCCTGGCAAACGGCCTCTTGCGCCGCCCCCTGTGAGTAAGTAAATGGCTAAACAAGAACAAGACCAGCTTCTAATAGCCTATCCAAACCTTGGACCGTATATCCGCGCGGCCCGGAAGAGGGGCTACACAGACGAAGAGATTGATGGAGCTATTGCTCAGGGAATCTCCGCGCGCCGCGAAGCAGGCCGGTCGATTGAGGAGATTAACCAAGAGTTTGGCATCACTCAGCCTGAGTCTACTTGGGAGAGAGTTCGGCGTGTTTGGGGTGGGAAAGCCCCGACTGTAGTCTTCGATCCTGAGTCTCAACGTGAGCAGCTAACTGGTCTGGCTGAACAAGACGCCCCTCTTCTACAGCTAGAAACCGTCGAGCAGGCAACTGCGCGGCAAGAGCGCGAAAGACTATTTGAGACAGCTAAGAACCTCGGCCGCACACTCTACGGCGGAGAATTCGCGGAGGAACAACTTTTTAAGCCTGCTGCAATGCACGCTGAGTGGGCGGCGCGCAGCCCCCGCGAACTAACTGGAGTTTTTGGAGAAACAGCACCGGCTATTGCCGAAGCTGGCCTTCGCGGCATTCTTCCTGGCACAGAAACACGCGGGTTCCCGGGCACGGAAGCTGAAAACGCTCTTTTCACCGAAGCATACCCGGGTATGAGCCAGTTGCTTCGGGATATTGGACCGTCTAAATTTGAGCTTGGCCTACCCATCCCGGCGGCGGCGGTTCCTGCTGTAGAGCGGGCTGCTGCTATGACACTATCTCGCTTGGGCCGCGCGGCCCTACCTGCAGCAATTGCCGCAGAATTGGCTACATTCTCTCCGGCCGATATTACAGGGCAGTTGCCTATTCGGGGCGCTCGTGGGACTACGCCAATCATCCCGCCTTTTGAGCCGCCCACCCCGCCACTAGCGCCTGCGCCATTTTTGGACCCCACCACGCAATTCCAGCCGCCTCAACTAGCCCCTGCGGCGTTTCTCCAGCAAACCCCTCGCGTGCCCACGCCTACTACGCCGTCTGCGGCTGGGACGGCGAATCAGCTTCCTCCATTTGCTCAACAAATCCCACAGGCGCCCACTAGATTTCAAGCCCCGGAGTTGGCCCCCGCACCGTTTCTTCAACCTAGACTTGGACCCTCCGGGACGGTTGGGTTTGGAGCGCCGCCAAGCCAAGCCGCACGAGCTAATCAACCGCTTTCTCACTCCTTTGATAACGTCCCTGAGCCGCTACTGGATGACGGGAACCAGTTTGTAATGGACTTCCCGGATATCTCTACGCGGGTGTCCGAGCCCACGGCGACTGAGCGCGCGCTCGCTGATCTGTTTGGGGAGCCACATCCGACGTTTTCCCGCACTCCACAGGAAAACGAGTTGGCGGGGCTCCAAGCATTCAATGAGCGTTTGAACCGGCAAATCGCGGAGTCGCGAGCCGCGTTTGAACGGAGATCGAGCGTTCAGCCTTTTGATCTTTCGCAGACGGTGGACCCAAGGACAGGTGCTGTAGTGCCGAGGCAGCCCGAGCTTCCATTTGCTCAGCCCGCCTCGGCGTTGCCGCCCTCGTTTAGTGGTGGTGTCCCATTTGCTGAATCGCTGGGTCCGTTGGACCCCGGTGCCGCACAACACTTTGCGCGGTCTCAAGCCGCCGGGCGATTTGAAGGCATGTCACCCGAGCAAGCTAGTGTGGCGTTCTCTGCGCGCCGTGCACAGGCCCCGGGTGTTCCACGCCCTAGAGAAATGGGGAAGAAAGCGCCTGCGCGTCCTGCACAACCTCAAGAAGCCAAGGTCCTAGTTCGGCTGGCCGATGGCACGGAGGCCGAGGGCGTGGTTATGGGTAACGCGCCCTTCGGCGGCAACGTTCTTGTTCGCCTAGATATTGGGCAGCAAGTTTCTGTAAAGCCGTCCCAGATTATTGGGACGCCAAAGTCTCTAGGTGGAGGCGGAACTGGTGCATTTGAGTCACCTAATGTTCTAGGTCCATTTGAAGATGTTCGGTTTCAGCAGCTAGAGGGACCCCTACTCCCTGACGAAATTCGTGGTGTCCGCGCGGAACCAGGCCCAAGGTTTCACGCTGCCGGGTTTGCGAAAGGTCAGGATGCTCTAGTTCCTCCTTCCCAGAGCTTGGCCGTGATCCCTGGGCGGGGGCCGGTGGATACCACGCGACTGGGGCCTTTTCCAGTTGATGAAGGTCAGCTAATTACTGTTCCTGATCCAGACCTCGGACCGGGGCGGTCTCAAGTATTTGAGACCGATCCTCTGGGCGGGCTACGGGAGCCAATTTCTGGGCCGAGCCGGTTCGCTAGAACACCAGTAGATGAGGAAGGGGCTACATTTATCCGTGGGCTTGAGAGTTCGGGGCCAGGTAAATCGAAGGAGTTTTTTGGTAGCGCGGGAAAGTTTTCCGCCGAAGCCGCTAAACTCCGTCAGCGTCTCCCGCCCGAGATCCCGGGGCTTTCTCTCCCGGACGAACTCGCGCGCCCGCAGGGGCAGCGTGTGGAGGTGCCTGCTGCGTTTGGGCGAGACACGGGGGTTCTAGAGAGTAGGGCAGTTGAAAATCCACTAGTTGATTTCGGTGGGGAGGGCAAAGTAAGCGCCCCCGCGAGAAGCGCGCTCCGAATTTCTCCCGGTTATGTAGATCCATCCACGGGCCAAGAATTCCCGAGTAGGATGATGTTTGAACCGACTGGCGCTCCTCTAACAGAGCGAGCGGTCCAAGCACCTGAGGATCTAATTCCAATAGAGAAAGGTGGTCGGGGTCCGCGACCGCCGGTTCCGCGTGTTGCTGGGGAGCCGCCCGCCTTTCCCCCGCGTAATCGGTTTGGGGAGGAGCTAGATCCCCGAAAGATGGCGCAGCGGGAACGCTTTGCGCAAAGGACTTTGAGTCAGGCATCTGATGGATTTCCTCGGACACCTACGGTGGACCCGGCTAATCGGGCGGAGGCAAATAGGCTACTAACTGAGATTGAAGATCTTGAACGTGAGTTTCCTCTATCTGGGTCGAACATTAAACTAGCGAATGAGATTGAAGGAGAGATCTCAACGCTAAGAAAGCGGCTTGATGAACTCAGTCTTTCAAGGCCCGCACTCGACGACCTAACTCGCCGGTTTGACGATCTCTCGTCTAAGTTTTCGGCCATGCCTGGCGCGGCAGGAATTGATGAGGCGATCGAGGCAGCAGTCAAAGTTTCCAAGGAACTTCTCGGCAAACTAAAGTCTACGCCCGCACAGCAGGCAACCAAGCGTCTAATTGCTTCGTTCCAGCGGAAGAAGGGCCGCACGTTGAATAAGGCTCGCGAGGAGGTAAAGACATGGACCCGCGAGATTCATAAAGCTCTAAAAGAAGGTAAGCTCACACCGAAAGAAGCTGAGGAAGGCGCGAAAGCTGTCGAAGAGGTTGTAAAGAACACGGTAGCGGCGCAGAACCGAGTTCACCGGGCAGTTCTTATTCACGCGGCACGGAAGCAATTCCCTGGTGCGACCCGCCGTGATATTCTAGCGGCGGCCGGTGAGATTGACGCGCTCTCTGATGGTCTACAACTTTCAGGCTGGCAGAGGGCCGCAGATTGGATTGGCTCTAAGACCCGGACTGGGGTTGGCTTGTTCAAAACCGTCAAAGTCCTGGGCTCGACTACAGCCTATGCGAACAATGTTGGGTCAAACCTAATCAGCGGTTACTTTGCGGGGCTATCTCCGCGCGACGTTCCGCTGCTCATGTCTGCTATCGCCGATCTTCGTGTAAACGGCCCGCTCACAAAGCAGGCTATTGATGCGGGCCTATTCGGCACGGAATTCTTCTCCAAGGATCTTGACACTTTGTTGCGTGAGCTAGAACTCGCGGGCAAGGGTAAGAAGAATGCGGCCGAGATGCTTGAGTCTTTCTGGAGAAAAAATACAGGTAAGGCGGCAGCAGTCTATGATGGTATTGACAAGGTGTTCAAGTTGGCGACCTACCAAAAAGCCGTCAATAATGGAATCTTGACAGGTCGTAATCCCTTTGGTGGAGTGACTAAGCTTTCGCCGCGCGAAGCCGTGGAACATGTCAATCTGTATTTCCCGAACTACGAACGCCTTGGTCCAGCAGCCCAACGTTTCCGTAAGGCCACCACGACAGCCCTAGCAATCCACCCGTTCTTGGCGTTCCCGCTAGAGTATGCACGCATCTATAAGAATGCGGCAATCCATAAGCCATTTCATATGGCAGCGGCCGTCTCTGCTATAGGTGGCGCGGCACTTTATGGAGAACTTGGCACGGGAGTAGAGCGGCCCGAGTATCACTCTCTACCAAGCAAGCTATCTGTGCCGATTCCGTTTACTCGAGACTCGCGCGGAAAGCCTCGGTTTGTGGATTTGACTTACGTGGTGCCGCTGGCAGATACATTCTCTAGCTTCCGGCGGGATCCCGGCAAGTCTTGGGCCCAGCAGACTATCGGCTCGTTCAGAGATCCAAGCAGCGGCCTACTCACTTCTGCTATTGCTAACATTGCTACACGAGGCATCATTTCACCTCAAGACGAGAAGTTTAGAAAGCCAGGTGAGCCGGGGCTCATCGGCTCCGCGGTGTCACTAGCTACGAACCCGTCGTTGGAAACCGGGCAACAGCTTCTTCGCGCCCAACCAGTTCCATTTGGCCAGAAGTTGGGGACGCTGGGCCGTGAACGTGCTCACGGAGAAGACCCTAGTGCCTTCCGTGAGGCAGGGGAGTTTATTGGATTTCGTATGCTTCCAGACAGCAGCATTGAAAGGAAGCGGGCGCGTGGCGAGTTTACGGGGAAGGAGCGCCAGCTACAAATGGATATTAGCCAAGTCAAGAACGACAAGTCTCTCACACGCGATGAGCGTTTGCAACGCGTGAATAAACTTCAAGAGGAACTACATAACCTTCGTCGAAGTCGCAGATAAATTCTAGCGGCTGAGGCCAACCAATGAAACTCTCTCTACTAGAAAAGTTCTTTCAGTGGGCGCGTAAGGATACCGTTTGCGCGTTCGCGTTTCTACTCGCCCTATTCGGGGCGGCTCCACATATCCTAGAGTCCCTAGGAACATTCATTCACAGTGCAGTCATCCCGCTGGTCCAAGCGGCCACAGGAGGAAACTAATGAAGAAGTATGCTCTTATTGCGCTTGTGCTCGCGGTTCCGGCGGTCGCTCTAGCGCAAGCCACATTTCGTCCCAACGCCCGAGATAAGGGCACTAAGCGTGTAGCTACCAAGACGCCCGCAGAAGCCATCGCGGCTAATGACGGGCGGCTTGGTTGGTGTATCCTTGCGGACACCGACAATGTTGATAACATCAATTTCACGCTTGGCAACACTGCCACTGCTACAGTCGGAATTGAATTGCAGCCTGGAAGCTCTTTCTGCGACCCTATTGGGATGAATGCCGTTTACACTGGCACGGTGTATGTGGCCGCGCAGACAACTGCCGCTACGGTAAACTACTACACACTTTCCTACTAAGGACTGATGATGAAAAAGACTCTTGCATATCTAGCGGCACTCTCGGTGACCCTGGCCGCACCGTTCGTTTTTGCGGGCGGGTTTACTGGGGGTGGCGCGGCGGACGGCAGCGGTTTCGCTGGTCCGTCCACGGACAACGCCATCGCGCGATACGACGGCACGACGGGGGCTATCCAGGACTCCGAGGTCACGTTGAGCGACACGGAAGTTTTGCGGATGAATTCAGCGTCAACCTCATCGAATATCCAAGTTTGGCTCGGGCTGGAAGCGATCCAAAACGGCAACACCAAATACTCTTTCGGCAACACGAGCGGAACCCTGTTCATGAACGGGGGCCACGCAAACGGCGCCTCAGCCGTGGCCGCACGCATCGCCGCCCACAACGACCTCACCACCGCTGGTGCGAAGATTCTCTCGATCGGGGACAACGCGGGGTCGAGCTACTCGGAGAAGGCGTATTTCGACAAGGACGGTCGCCTCAGCGTTCCGGGCCTCGACTTCGTGTCGGGGGAAACGCTGGTCCCAGCGGATGGAACCTTGAACGTGACCGGGGCCCTCAACGTTTCATCCTCCTCCATCTTTAGCGGGCAGATGACTGTCCCTAGCCAGTTCAAGATGAGCGCCGCCAGCCTTGCCCTGCTTGACGCGACCGCAAACACGCTGGCGACGTTCACGGACGCAGGCACGTCCCTACAACTCGACTTCGCGGCGGGGGAAACCCTGGTCCCGGCTGATGGGACGTTGAATGTTACCGGCGCGGTCGCCGCCAGTTCCAACGTTTCCATGGGCGCGGGGGGGGTTATCTCCACCCCGTCTGGAGGGATGGTCTTG